TACAATCTGATTGGAATGAAACAGATGTAGATGCATTAGATTTTATTAAAAATAAACCTACTTCTACTTCTGACTTTATAAACGATGGTGAAGATGGCATTAATCCATTTATAACGGCTGCTGATATTCCACCTGTAACAGGATTTGTTCCATACACAGGCGCAACGCAAAACGTTGACTTAGGCGAATACGAGTTAAAAGCGGGGCAAGTTACACTTGACACATCGCCAACAGGTACGGCAGCGGTTGCAACAACACGATGGAATAATACAATCGGAAGCACCGAAACGACTTTAAAAGGCGGCAGCGTAGTACTAAAAAATGGGGTTGATTTGGTTGCGCGTGTAGTGAATAAAGTTACACCAAACGCAACACTCACAAAGGCAGCGTATCAAGCGGTAAGAATAAGCGGTGCGCAAGGTCAACGCTTGGCCGTTGCATACGCTCAAGCCAATAACGATAACAACTCAGCCGATACGATTGGAATAGTTTGCGAAACGATAGCAACCAACCAAGAGGGTTTTATTTTAACCGTTGGCCAATTAGAGGAGATTAATACAACAGGCTCGTTGCAGGGCGAAACGTGGGCGGATGGCGATGTACTATATTTATCGCCTACAACTGCGGGGAGATTGACTAACATTAAGCCAACAGGCGCAACAGGTCACATTGTTGTGATGGGTTACGTTGAATATGCTCACGCTATACACGGTAAGATTTACGTTAAGATTATGAACGGATGGGAGCTTGATGAGCTTCATAACGTTTATATAAATTCGCCTGTAAATAACGAGGGGTTATTTTACGACTCAGCGGATTCGCTTTGGAAAAACAAAACTATTGAAACGGCTTTAGGTTATACACCTGAAAACGTAGCAAACAAATCTACATCGACAAGTTTAGGCACAAGCAACACGCTTTACCCTACGCAAAATGCGGTTAAGGTTTACGCCGATACAAAATTCACACTTCCTACACTCACAAGCGGAAGCGTTTTATTTTCAGATGGCACAACGATAGCGCAAAATAACACTAACTTTTCTTGGAATAATTCAAGTATAGGATTGTGTTTAGGTGGCACTACTTTAGATTCAAATTTTATTTTTCAAATAAATGGAAATAAAGGTGCAAGGATAAGCGGGACAGGTGCAGGATTTGGATATAGTTTAGTAAGAGGTAGTGAAACTTGTTCTTTTACAAATAGTGCAAGTGCAGGAGTTTTATCAAGTACAAATACTTTAGCTTTTAATACTGCATCAACTATAAGGGTGCTTGTTAATTCAAACGGTAATATTGGAATAAACACCACAACCGACGCAGGCTTTAAATTAGACGTAAACGGCACGGCGAGGATTAGTGGGACAACTACAATAACACCCGCTGCTTTAACAGGAACTGCTGCAACAAGTGCTTTAGATATTGCTCAAACTTGGAATACAACAGGCACGCCAACGGCTATAAAGTTAAATATTACAAATACTGCAAGTAATGCAAGTTCAAATTTAATTGATTTACAAGTCGGTGGTTTATCTCGATTTAAAGTAAGACAAGACGGCGCACTTACTACTGCTGAAGCAATATCAGGTAATTCATTATCAATAAGTACAAGCACAATTAATTATTCTTATTCTCATTTTTTATCAAACCGAGCAACAACTGCAACTTCAGGATTGACAAATATTTTTACATCATTTAATTCATTTTCTCCTACAAGTGGAACGGCTACTTTTATAGGCACAAATATATCGCCCACAATCAACCAAACAGGTGGTGCAAACGGTATCACAAGAGGTATCTTAATTCAACCTACTTTAACCGCTGCGGCTGATTGGCGTGCTATTGAGGTTTCAAGCGGAATAACTATATTAGGCGCATCGACAACGGCAAAGGCTTCGCTTAGAATACCGAGCGGAACTGCACCAACAACACCAACAAACGGCGATATTTGGTTTGATGGAACAAATTTAAAAATGCAAGTAGGCGGAGTGACTAAAACATTTACATTAATATAATACTTATGGCACAAATACAACCGATATTTTCCATACTAAACCTTTATAGTCGTTTAATGCAGAACCTATTAATGCTTGCTTAATTTCTTTTATATCAGAAGAACGAATTTCACTATCTTGTTTTAATAATTTTAAGTGTTGTTCTATTCTGTCTAATCTTTCTGATTCTAAATTACTCATTTTTAAATTTATTCGGTTGCGACAAATATAGCTTTGCAGCACCAAGTGTTATTACTAAAATCTTAAATATAGTTCCTACGTATTCAGGTAAACCTAACTGACTAATTAACTCTACAAGTAAGTCCGTCGTTTGGTCAAGTATACCCAAAACGATTAAAATAATCGGCAGTAAATGCTCCTTAATTTGTTTCATCTTCCTGCAATTTAGCTGCTAATTTTTCAAGTATTTGCGACAAAGCTACAACGTCAGCCATTTGATATACGCCCGCTTTTACTGCAATTTCAATCGCTTGTTTAATTACATTTAATTCTTCCATAAGTTTTAGTATGTTAAGATTACTATTCCTTTATCGTTTGCTACACATTGCTCAACCCAGGTGTTATCGTCGCCCCAATTCTTAAACTCGTCATCGGTTAGCGTGTAATTCCAAGATGCACACATTAACCCTTCGTCGGTCAATAGTTCGTTGTAAGTCGTGCAAGTGTTTGCAGTCGTTTCAAAATTAAGTATTAAAACTTTTAGTTGTGTCGCTTCGCCTGTAAAGGGAAAATTAATCGGTTGAATTTGTGCCATTTTTATTTTTATTTATATTGATGTTATTGTTTCCCAAGCTGCTGTCTATACGCATAATTTATTCAAAGTAGTATCGTAAACAACTAAGCCCGCAGCGGGTGTAGCTATTGCGTTCTTTTGCGTGGTTGTCATTCTTGGTGGTAGGAAACCTTTTGTAGTACTTTCAACTGTTAATTGTGAACTTGCAATTTCAGTTGTTGTATTTATTCCTACACTTCCACTACTAAAAAATGCAGTTGACATTGTGCCCGTTGTCATACTTGTCGCATCATTAACACGAATTTGAAAATAACTTGTATTATTTTGATAACCAATAATACCGCGATTTGCTATCCCATTTTCTCTAAAACTTACATAAGAAGAAAATCCTGCGGGCGAGGCAATATGTACTTGAGCATTTGAGCTTGTATGTGTTACTGCAAGTAATCCTGAACTTGAGCCTACCGTAGTAGCAAGAAAACCTCCATTTAATCCTAATCCATCACCAATTCCAAACCCGCCTACTAATGTAAGATTTCGTGTCGATAGTAAATTATCATAAACACCCGATTTAAAAAAACGTAATGTTAAATTTGAACCATCAGCACCAGCATCTAAAGTAAAATAATTTCCCGCTCCTTTTGTAACTGTTAAAACATTTTGCACCCTCGCCGTGCCGTTTACGTCTAATTTAAAGCCTGCGTCGGTTGTGGTGTTTAATAGTACGTTTCCTGTTGTTGGTATTCGCATTCTTTCTACACCATTTGAGTATATAGTAGGAAAAAACCCTCCTCCTTGAGCATTAAATTTACATTCTCCTGTATTGAAATCAGTAGTTAATTCTAAACCACCACCACCACTTCCTCCTAATTTAAACCTATAAATCCCATTTTGGGCAGTTCTTGTAAATAAAAGAGTACTATCAGAACTACTCGTTGAAAATGAAGTTAAATAGTGTGAGCCTAAAGATGTATATAAATTAAAACCTCCACGTGTATCTAATCCAAGTAATGGCGCATTTGTTCCAATCCCTAAACGATTATTCGTGTCATCCCAAAATAAGTTACTATTGTCTTGCGCTATTGTCGTTCCATTTGAAAATAAAACGCTGCCGCTTGTTAAACTTGGAAGCGTGAATTTATTATTAAATGTATTCCAATTTGTAGAACTCAAATAGCCATCGGTTGACGTTGTGGCTTGCGTTATTGATAGCGTTCTATTTGCAGTTAAATCACCGCCTCCGCTTAGTGGTGCGCTTGTGCTAATTGTACGTGCATTCGTTACAGGCGTAAACCCTAAGGCCGTTTCAACTGTCTTGTTCTCCCAAACATCAGTCGCTGAAGTGTAAGCCAATACGTTGTTATTCGCTGCGCTTGTTATTTTTACGTTATGCAGCTCGTCTAATTCGTAGCCGTTATCAACCTTAACAAAAATCGAGCCTTGTGTTATATGCGCGTGAATAACGTAACCAAGTACAATTAAATGATTTGGCGCAGTAGGTTTAACTTTTGTAGCTCTACCCGCAGTTGTAGGCGACAAATATAATATATCACCATCGGCCCACGTTTCGCCTTGTAAACTTCCTGTTGTGTTTATACCTCGCACAAGTCCACTTGTAGTTATAAACCCCTCTTGGTTGTTGTTAATTGTTTCGGTTACAAGTCCTATTGTTTCTGCGCTTAAAGTATCGTTTGTGGCTTGCGCTAAATCAACTTTCAATCGTTGCCCTTGCGCTCCTGTAACTCTTACCGCTTGATAATTTGCCTCTAATAAATTTACATTGGTAGCCGTTTTATTTACTACTCGCAAAACTTGCTCTTGCCCGATTTGCAAAGTTACGTTTCCGCCTTTCAATCCTAAGTCAACCGTTCCATCGCTGTCGTTCCATCGCATTACCCCAACTCCCGCAGTTCCTGTTGGTGTTTGGTCAAACTCAACCTGTCCCGCCTTAATCTCAAACTCGCCCAAGTCCACGTCTTGCGTTGCTCCTGTATAAGGAACGTAACCTGTTAAACTTGGTAAATCAGCAGCAGTAATAAATGGATTTACACCATCTTCACCATCATTAGTTAAATCTGAAGTGTTTGTAGGTATTTCATTATAAAGTTCCCAAACGGCAGCACCTTCTGTAGCATCAGTACAAATGTAATTAGTACCATCATCTAAAGTCCAAATAGAACCAACTTTAAAACGCAATGTAACATCAAAAGTATTATTAGGAACTACATTAAAACAATTAGTTGAGTTTCTAATAAATCCATTGTTGTCGAATACGTGGCGAATACCACCTTGCCACATATCTTCATAATCTACACCGCATATACGTGAAATACCACCACCTTGCCCAAAGTCATAAGTTCCTTTTCTTAGTGAAGAATTATTTTCTAATAAAATAGAATCAGTACTATTTAAAAGTATATTAGTACCACCTGTATTGTTTCCGAAAACAAGTGTTTGCGCTAATGTTTCTTCACCACCACCACCGGTTACTTTGTTTATGTTTACCTGAATCAGTTGTTCAGTAATGTTTAAAGTAACATCTTCAGTATTTTCAAACACATTAATATCAATTACTTCCTGAATTTCAGAAGATACTATATTAATTGTTTCGTTAGTTTCAGAAACGTTTATGTTTACATTTTCACACATTAGCGGGTTACATCATTTAGAATTAAAAAATTACCTGAAATATAGGTTTTAACAATTCCATCAAAATCAAACTCAATATCGTAAATATAATTAAAAGCAGGTATATTTATAATTTGCTGATTGATTCTAAATAAGCCGTTTGCAGCATCTGTAATAGTAATTCCTGCATTACCTACAGAAGTTAAAGATAAACCTACTACACCACCATATTCTTTACGCAATTGCATACGAATAGTAGTATCTGTTAAATCTACCGGTACATTATCTACGTTAATCTCGAAGTTTACCGCCTCGAACGTATCGGATTTTATGTGTGTGAAGTTTAAACTCATTTTCTATTTTATTTAAAAATAATTGTAATTTTTGTACGTTCTTTTCTTTGGGTTTGTATGTTTCTTTTATAGTATCCATCCTGTAAAATTGGCATCCCTATCAGGGAAAACATCAGCATTTGAATTAGAAGTATATTCAGGAAAATCAACCTGATTGAAACACATATAATCTATAAAACGATTTGTATAAGATTGTGCTATATCACGCTCTTTTTCTATCAAGAAATCTATTTCGTTTTTATCTACGTTTGAACTTGCTTCGCTTGAGTGTTTGAAGATACCTTTATTAGCAATAGTATAAGCAGCGTAGGGTAAATATTCTACCATTGACCAATGTATTACCATAGGTTTAATATAAGTCGTTAAAAGCGATGTATATGGTTCTGCTAACGTGCTTGAAACTATATCATCATTAATTTTATTAAATAATTGAGTACCAAGATAGTTCTGAATATGAATATCCTGAGCAATTTTAATATATTGAATAAATTTATCAGTATCGATGTTGCCATTTAATGCAGTAAATTTTACAATATCATCACGAGTTATAAAGAGTGCCTGTGCCATTTGTTAGTTTTTAAATCCCATTTTATCCCAATATTCTTTTGTGTATCCTTTTCTTGGCATATCAGCAGGCTTCATAGATACTTCTTTTTCGTTTCTAATTCTATATCCGTATTGTTCTGCTATTCTATTGCTTAATGGTTTAGCACTTGGATTTGTAGGGTCTACTTTTACACCTTCTAAATTAGCATAGGTTCTGCGCAACCATTTATGTTCACATCTCGGCCCGCCTTTGTATAACCATATAGAATAATTAGCAGCACCACCTTTACCAAAACCTGCGTTTACTGCTTGACTCTCCATAGCAATTATATCTTCTTTACGATATACTTTATCTGCATTTAACATTTTATTGCAAAATTCTCTTTCACCTGTTAAATTACCACTATAAACATAACGTGTAATAAAGTTTACACCATCAATTACTTTATCTTGCTCAGGGCTTTTAATGTTTGGCCTTGCAGTTCCTGTACTAACAAAATTCCATACTTTAGATAGTAATGATTTATCTTCTTTTTTATTTATAGATTCTAATTCAGTATCTAATTCTTCTTCTAAATCGTAATCTACTTCTGTTTCATCAATTAATAACCATTCTTCACCTAATACTTCGCCTTTTTTTATTAATTCATCAGCTACTGATTCAGAACCTAAACAAGTGTGTGAACTTAAACCTGTTTCTTCAGCTACTTGTTCTTGTGTAGTAGTGTTTTCTAAATCAGTAAATTCTAATGGTTGAATAGTTCTAAAGTATAATTTTAAAGAAATACTATTTACTGCTAAAATTGTATCTAATGCTGAACAAATTTCTTCTTGGTATGGTTTAATTACAATGTTATCAAACAATAAAGTAGCAGTTTTAATTTCATCTGCATTGTTTCCTAATCCACCATCACCTGTACGTACTCCTAAAAGCATAGGTGAAGTTACACGGTGTCCTACGATTAGTTTTTCAAAACATTCTTTGCTTAAGTATTCGTAGTGTGCAGGTGCATCTGTTAAAGGTAAATCATCAACTGTAGTTTTAGATTCAGCATTAGCATTAAAAGCTATAATTACTTTTTCACCTTGTGCGCCTGTTACCTTAGAAAGAACATCACGTTTGATTCTATCACGCATTTCTTCAGAAGGAATACCATTGTTGAAATTGATAACTTTAGTTCCACTAAATCCGTTTGCAATATCGTTTATAAGGTAATCACCTATTGATTCCTCTAAATAAGCATAAGGCAAAGCACCTGAATAATCTATTGGTGTATAATAGTGAAACCCTGAAACGTATGGTTTAATAATATAAATTTCTACTTCGTTTCCGTTACCAAAACCAAAAGCAGGAATCTTTTTAGGTTCTTCGCTTGGCTTCTTTTTTGTCCAATCAGGGAAGTAATACCAATTTTCTATTTCGCCTTTATCATTGCATTTTTCAGCACGTAAAGTATGCATAGGGAAGTGAGAAATAGATTTAACTAAATTCTTTTCCATTACAACCTGCATTGCAGCCATTCCTAATAACTTGCGTTCTAATGCTACTTTCTTTAAACAGTCAGGTTTAATGATAGACACCATTTGTGCGTACTCGTTAGGTTTTCTATTAGCATCTAATGCACCTAATCCTTTACCGTATATCATATTAGTGATACCTGTAATAATAGCACCATTTGAAGTACTATAAAGGAATCTATCTATTAAGTACTGAAAGTAATTATTATCGTGTCCGTATTCGATGTAATTATTTCTTTTACTTTCTCGAATTTCAGGCGATGTATAAGCCGATAAATTAACAACTGAAATATTATTAGTCATATATTATAAATTCATTAGATGTAGCGTGTGCAACGTAAACACCCTGATTAATTGTGTATGTAGAAATAGATTGATTTGTACACATTATTTTATCTCTATAAACGATGTTTGCGCCATCAAAACAAGTTAAGTTATATGTACGGCCATCTATTAGAAATTCAAACATTAAATCTTCTTGAAATTGCATCCAATACTTTTCTGTTACAAGTACAGGGTTTTCTATTTCGTGTTCTACATTTGCTAATTCATCTTTAAACACCATAGAAGTAATATTACAACTACGTGGCATAAACTTGAAATTTTGTGAGTATGTAGAATCCTT